TAGTTCAGTCATGACTTAACACTCACTTTTCTTCTTTATCTTCTACCCAAAATTTTTTCAAATTATTAAACGCTGTATTGCATTTATTATCAATAATCCTAAGCCTATCTCTAATATCTTGGACCTGAAAAGTCAAAGGCATAGAATTCCATATAAGCTCTTCTTCAAGCTCTTTTTTTTCTCGTTTTCTCATTTGATACATATATATATTATTTTCTTCAAATTCACGTTTAAAACGAGAAAAAACAAAATACACATAAATTATTGTTATTTGTACAATTAATGCGCAAATAATATTAATGGTAACTCCGTATTTTTCAAAAAATTCGATCATGATTTAACACTCACTTTTAATCCCTTAGCCGTCAATTCATCAACCAGAGACAACAACAAGACTTGCTCCCCCTCAACCTTCAAATACAATGCCTTTTCTTCTTCTTGTTCTACATCCTCTGGCGTAATAGGCTCCCATTCCGGCAACTCATAACCCCACTCATGCAATTCTACCGCATCCCACTCATTCGCCAATAGATCATCGTCATGTTCCCCATAGTTCGTGTTAGCCTGTAACACAATCTGTCTGTAAGTCTCTGGCTCTAAATCATCCCTCAATATATTACATGGAACTTCTTTAATTTTTAGCTCTTTTAATGCTCTAAGCCTCTGGTTCCCTGACAACACAATATACTTACCATCATGCTCTATAACATCAAGTGGCCTTATCTGTGTTAGGTTGCTCTTCTCTAATGACTGCAACAATAAGTTATACTTATCTTTTGTTATTTTTCTTGGATTTGTTGGTATGCCCTTTTCTATTAATTGCCCTTTGTTGGCTCTTATATTAGACACCGGCAATACCTTATGTATATGTAAAACATCAACCATATTTTAATATTATACAAAACTTTTTAAGAGAAAAGCAAATATATTATAATACGTATTGACAACAGCAATACTATATATTAATATGTTAATAACAAAACTATGGAGGTTGAAAAAATGATAATAAATACAGAGATGCAAATAACTGAGATTCGTGATGGTGTTATTGTTGGGGTTGAGTATCGATGCGCCCAAGACTAGCGGCAATAGGAATCACAATATCGTGTATATTAAGCGTTATGGCATTGTTTGGCCTTAGCTATTGGATTGTATTGATTTTTATGGGGTGGTTCATAATTAAATACGGAGGTGAATATTGAAGTTAGGTGGAATTATTGCAGTTATCTTTGCAATTAAATTTTTTATTTTTGATAAATTTGTAAAAAAAAACAATGAATACGGTACAAAAATACAAATTAAAGGAAGTAAAAAACTTGGTAACGATTCAAAGTTCTATGAGTTCTATAGTGATGCATGGGCTTACTACGACAACGGTCTTGCTCTTAGTATAGACATCGATGGTGTTCTTATAGATAGGCGTGGACGGCCTTATAGGGTTACTTCATGGGGAATTGAAATAAACCCAGATCAAATCAATATGGATTATGAATTAAAAACGAATAGATATCTAAGATGTCAAAGCAAAACAATGTTTGTCGAAAAAAATGTTGTGAATGGAGGAAAATAAATGATAGATGAAAAAAGTACAAGAGAAGAAGTGATGGAAGCCGTTAGAAATGATGGTTACGCGTTGCAGTATGCACGTCAGGAATTAAAAGAGGATCGTGAAGTTGTACTGGAAGCCATTATGGAGTCTGCTTCATCGTTGAGGTTTGCGTCTGATGAATTGCGTGGTGATCGTGAGGTTGTGCTGGAAGCATTCAGGCAGAATATCCATGCGTTGGAGTATGCCAGTAAGCAATTGCAAGGTGATCGTGAGTTTGTGCTAGAAGCAGTGAAAGAGTTTGGTTGTGCGTTGGAGTATGCCAGTAAGCAATTGCAAGGTGATCGTGAGGTTGTCATGGAAGCGGTGAAAAATGATACTAGTGCGTTTTTGTATGCTAGTGACGAATTGCGTGGTGATCGTGAACTCGTCATGGAAGCAGTGAAACACGATGGTTTTGCGTTGTTGTATGCCGGTGAGGAATTGCAAGGTGATCGTGAGGTGGTGCTGGAAGCTGTTAAAAGGTATGGTCTTGCCTTGGAGTATGCCAGTGAGGAATTGCGTGGTGATCGTGAGGTTGTCATGGAAGCAGTGAAACACGATGGTTTTGCGTTGTTGTATGCCGGTGAGGAATTGCAAGGTGATCGTGAGGTGGTGCTGGAAGCTGTTAAAAGGTATGGTCTTGCGTTGAAATATGCTAGTAAAAAATTGCGTGGTGATCGTGAGGTTGTCATGGAAGCGGTGAAAGACTGGGGGAGTGCGTTGCAGTATGCCAGTGAGGAATTGCAAGGTGATCGTGAGGTGGTGATAGAAGCAATGAGGCAAAATGTATATGCGTGTAAATATGCAAGCGATTGGTTGCAATTTGAAATTGCAAACTTATGGGTTGAACATATGGAGGAAAAAAAATGATAAATAAAAACAGTACAAAAGAAGAAGTGCTAGAAGCAGTGAAAAATGATACTAGTGCGTTTTTGTATGCTAGTGACGAATTGCGTGGTGATCGTGAACTCGTCATGGAAGCAGTGAAACACGATGGTTTTGCGGTTTTGTATGCCAGTAAGCAATTGCAAGGTGATCGTGAGGTTGTGCTGGAAGCTGTTAAAAGGTATGGTCTTGCCTTGGAATCTGCGAGTGAGGAATTGCGTGGTGATCGTGAGGTGGTCATGGAAGCGGTTAAACACTGGGGGCCTGCGTTTGAGTATGCCAGTGAGGAATTGCGTGGGGATCGTGAGTTTGTCATGGAAGCGGTCAAAGACTGGGGGCATGCGTTGGAGTATGCGTTGGAGTATGCCAGTGAAGAATTAAAAAATGATCGTGAGGTTGTACTCGAGGCGGTCAAGCAGGATGGATACTGTTTGCGATATGCGAGCAAAGACCTGAAAAATGATCGTGAGGTAGTGATAGAAGCGGTCAAGCAGGATGGGCGTGCGTTGGAGTATGCCAGTGAGGAATTGCGTGGGGATCGTGAGGTTGTGATGCAAGCATTGGGGCAGTATACTCATGCGTGGTTTTATGCAAGCTATGAATTGCAATTTGAAATTGTAAACTTATGGATTAAACATATGGAGGCTCAAAAATGAATAAACGAGTAATTTTTACAATTGATATAAGCGGATGGCCTGTAAGATCAAGGGAATTGATGCAAAATAAAAAATATAGTATTGCAAGATCATTAGGAGCTGAAGAATTGGGGGGTATTGGATTATCAAATAATAGTATGGCCAGATTTAATTATTCATGGAATGACCCGTTTACTATTGGTATAGAAGCTAAAATCGCAAAGCCAAGAGATAAAGTATCAGGCAACTTTCTTGGTTATGACTGGATGATTGATAATTTAGTTAAATATGGAAGTGTTTATGGAGTAAATAAATGAATAACGATATTTCGAGAGAGCGAGCATTAGAGGCAGCAAAAAAACTAAAAGATGATCAAAAGTATTGGATGGACCTTTATTATAAAGAACCTGATCCAAGAGAATTCTATTGCGATGATGAGATGATGGCAACTTACACCAACAGTGGTGAAATATGCTGCTTTTCATTTAATCCAAATACTAAGCAATCGACAACATCTTATTATAAAAATTGCACCTTATCTGAGGCGGTGGATAAATTTAACAAAAAAATAATAAGGAAACTCAAAAATGAAAAAACAAAATAAAATCCCAGTAACTTTTAAAATGGATTCGGACTCGCACGTAAAACTAATAGAGATTACAGAAAAACAGCCTTGGGTAACCAAGTCCTGGATCATTAATACTGCGATTCGTGAATATATTAATAATAATTATAAATAATGTATTGACATTAACAATACGTTGTATTACTATATAATTATCAAAAAAACTATGGAGGTACAAATGGATAGATTTCAAATTCCAACATATTACGAGGAGGTATGCAACATGTGCAAAGACCCTGACTGCAATGATATAGATTGCCAAGGTGTGGACTGGGAGCATGTTATAGAATTCGAGGAGTCGTTAAATGTTGCTTAATAAATTACTTAATGCGCTTAATATTGTGCCTAACAATACAACTTATATCGATTGCAATGGCTACGGCGACGTTTGCATATATCACCAAAACAAAAAAACTATTGCAACAATCAATTTAAAAGAGTCTGTAATTAATAAATTACCGATAAACGATGAGGTGCCCTTCTAATGGAAGAAGTAGAAATATATGACATGGACGCCGAGCCAAGTTTGATTGCCCGCTTTTTTGAAAATGATTTGTTAATGTACCGCAGTGTGTTGTCTCGTGACGAGGCAGTACACTTTGCAAGAAAGATACTGGAGGTAATGGATAGTGAAAACAGTTAATATCAAAGGTAAAGAGTATGTAGAAGTTCACGAGCGAATCACACATTTAAGACAAAATTATAAAGACGCCCAATTACTAACTGAAATAATTTCTAATGATAATGGCGTGTGTGTTATGAAAGCAACGTTAATAATTAATGACAAGGTTGTCTCTACTGGCCATGCCTATGAAAAAGAAGATAGTACATACATAAATAAAACTAGCTATATAGAGAACTGCGAAACGTCAGCCGTTGGCCGTTGCTTGGGAAACTTTGGCATTGGCATAAATTCAAGCATTGCGAGTGCTGACGAAGTCGTAAACGCTATTACTCAACAACAACAAAAACCAAAAGAAAAAAACGAATGGGAAAAAAAACTACTAGAACAGGCTAATAATAATGAGTCCTTATTAATCGAAATTAGCGACTCATGGAACAACGGAATTAAAAGTGAGAAACAATACTATTGGTTTGTAAAACAACTAGTTGATCGCAATTACAAATAGAGCTAAATAGAAGGAGTATAAAAAATGTCACTTTGGACGATTAAAAAAGAATACGAAATAATTTTAAACGATATTATTGATGATGATGGCGTGGTATCAGAACAAGCAGAACAATTATTAGCAATTAATGTTGAAAAGCGTGATGATACAGCTACTAATTATTACTACATTATAAACAATCTTCAACATGAAAACGGCCAAATTGATGAAGAAATTAAACGCTTACAAGCACTTAAAAAACGCAATAAAACTAAAATAGAATTGCTATCACGTTCAGTTATAGGCTTGATTAATATGTACGGTGAATTTAAATCAAATCTACTGAATTTTAAAACAAGAAAATCAACCGTTGTTGAAGTAGATGAAGATTCTATCAATGAGCTATTAGAAGAATATAAAACAACTAAAACAACAATAGCACCAAACAAAACAGCAATTAAAACAGCTTTGAAAAATGGATTAGAAATAACAGGTTGCCGACTAGTTGAAAAACAAAATTTAAATATTAAATAAGGAGTATAAAAAATGCAAAACTTTACATTAATAGGAATAATTACAAAAGACCTTGAATACAGGATGACAGAGAAAGGGGATGCAATGGTACGCTTAACAGTGCGTGTCCCTAGTAACAGAAAAGACGAACAAGGGCGGCGTATCAGTGATTTCTTCGATATGACAGCTTGGGGTAAGACCGCAATGTTTTTACAAGAATACTTTAAAAAAGATATGCCAATCTGCATACAGGCAACACTTCAAAATCACAAATATGACAAGCAAGGCGTTACTGTATACACCAATAACTTTTTAATTAATAAGGTTGACTTTGTACCACAGATTAAAAATGAAACAATATAAAATAATACTAATTATTATTACCTCTTGCTTTTTAGTTTGCTGTGGTAAGCTCCAAACTCAAGCATTGGAAGACAATAAAAGATATGTAATTTCTAAATATGATAACGGCATTCTTATAGATGAATATATTGCAAACACAGAGGTTTATTTAAAATTCAATGATGAGTATATTATGGCAACCGGAAGTTATACAATTAAGCAAGAAACAGAAATAACCACATATTGACATATACTTTAAAAAAAAATAAAGTACAATCGGTTATGAAACAACAGTAGTGTTAGTTGCTCAGGCTAACACTACTAATTGCTTTTAATACTTTAAATATATTATAATTACAATAGACTATATGATAGCTGTAAGCGTCCTACTTGAGAAACTACTCTTGCAGCTATCCCCACACATATTATATAATTACTATTAAGAGATCACGATATGGGGCTGTGCATTACCCTTATGTACAGCATGAATGCTTAATTGGGCTATGTTTTTTCATTGCATAGCCCATCATTTGCTTTTACTTATAAGAATAATGTATAATTATATTGAATTTGTTTAGAGGCTACATATTTTTATGTGGCCTTTTTTTTGTTGACATAAAATACATATACTTGTATTATACTAATATAAACAAATTCACTACCTAAATAGTGAAATTCTAATATTAAGGAGTTTCTATGAACAAACAAAAACACATTATATTTTTTATTGGTTTACTGCCTTTTCTAAACGCAAAAGAGGCTTTATTTATGAGTTTTATGATTAATGAATTTCTTTTTGCTAATAAAGACTGGTTTTTAGTTACTGCCGATCAAATGTCTTTAAATACTGGGTTATCTAAAACACAACAATTAGCCATTAAAAAACGTTTATACGATCTTGAAATACTAGAGACTGAGCGTCGAGGTATCCCCCCTAAGAATTGGTATACAATTAATGCAGATAAACTAAAACAGTATATCCCAGAGGTTTTATAAGGAGTTCCACATGAACTATGAAAATTTATTGCTAACGCTTTTAGATAAGCCAATTGTATTTCATCGACCATTTTTGCGAATAATGAATACAAATTGCGCTTTATTTTTAAGCCAGTGTTTACATTGGCAACGCCACACTATATACGATAGTTGGTTTGCGCATACTATTCAACAATTTGAGTTTGAAACTGGATTATCGACAGATGAGCAAAGAACTATAAAAAAGACACTAAAAAATAAGGGCATCTTAAAAATTGAACGACGAGGCAATCCATGTAAAAACTGGTACACCATTGATTTGGAGGTTTTATATACACTTTTAGAAAAACAAGTGGAAAAATCCACAAACAAGGAATGGGAAAATCCCACATCTAGTAATGGGAAAATCCCATATCAAGAAAAGGGAAAATCCCATAACTATATAAATAAAGAAGTATTAATAAATAATAATAATAAAATAAAAAGTAATAGTATAAATACTATTACTAAAAAGAAGTCTAACCATTATCAATTAATTCTTGAATCTTGGAATGCATTTGCCAAAAGTAATGGGTTGTCTGAAATTAGACAATTAACAACCAAGCGTATTAATGGCATCAAATCCCGCCAAAAAGAAAATGGATTTAACATACAAGAAATATTTAGCTGCATACAAGATTCACCGTTCCTTTTAGGCACTAATGGGAATGATTGGAAGGCGGACTTCGACTGGGTGTTTTGTAGTCCGAACAACTGGCTAAAAATTGTTGAAGGTAAATACAAAGGCGAAAAAAAACAAGAGCCACAAGATAAACTGCAAAGCATTTTCAATGAATTAACAGGAGAAAAATAAATGAAATTAATTGAAAAGTATATGTTTTTTTTAAAATGTGCAATAAATGAAGGTTGGTTTAAAGGTTATTCGGAAGCCGGGTATTGGATAAAAACAACTGAAGTAGGCCGAAAAGATAAAGATGTGTATCAGTTAAAAGGGATTAATGGTACTAATTGGAATCTATATATAACAGAGCTTGATGATTATTCAATTATGGTTTCGGATAATGGGGAGGGGTTTAAGTACTTAATTGACTTAGGTATTGATATACAAGGGAATGGGGTAAAAAAACAGATTAATGAGATTTTATATAATAACAGTTTACATTTAGTTGATGGCTTATGTATTTATCATAATCCTATGGAATGGAGATTAGAGTCTGTATGCCTTGTTTATAGAGGGTTATGTGAAATTCAGGATATGGGAAAAATGTACATGAAATATAAAAAGATTTTTGGGGGGAAATAAATGAATGAATACGAGAAATATTATTATTATGACAAAAAGAATGATTGTGTTGTTGAATGCGCATGGAATGAATACATGAAGATAGACCCAAAAGTTAGAGACGACCAGAAAATTAAATGCGACAAATTCAACTTAGGATGTTTTTCTTACGATGTAAAAAGTTGGACAACTAAAAATTATACAATTTCAACAATATGCTTGATGAAAGATCATGCGATGGCTCAAACTTCAATAACCCCTTTAATTTTCGAGACAATGATATTTAGTGATGACAAAGATTATGACGGATATATTAAAAGATACACTAGCTTAAAAGAAGCTAAGTTCGGTCATGATTGGATTATTCTTAAAATTAAACGCAGAGAGGCATTGAAATAAATGAATAACTACGAAAAAACAGTCACAGCAATGATTTTGAAAGCCTACGCATTAGTAGGCCAAGAAGACAAGCAAATACAAATTAAAGAATTGGCAAAAGCAATTATCGAAAGGCAGATTGATTTAAAATTGCTTAATGAGGCATTAAATAAGCATGCTGAGACATCAGAATTTGCACCAAAATTAAAAAATATCATAGATTATGTAAACAATATACCAGATAACCAAGTTAATGAGTTTTTAGAGCGTTTTCGTAAGCAGGCAAAAAATCCTTATGACTGGAATCCCATTGATGATGACGTTTACACCATAAAACAGATTATTGGCAAAGAACGATGTGAGAATTGTCTATCTGAGCATTGGGCATTTATTGAAAAGGAGGCTAAAAAATTATATGTGGATTTGAAAAACAAAAAAATTGAGCTTATTGAAAGCCCTAATAAGCATAATATTAAACAGATTGCAGGCTCTAATACGGTTTATATTGAAGCTAAAAAGAATGTAGCTAATGGGGTTAATCCATTAAAAAACTTATTAAAGGAGTATAAATGAATATACGTGCAAGATTTGGGCATAATCAAAGCCCTAAACCAAAACCAAAAAAAAATAACACAAAATTAAATGAAAAAAAGTTAAATGAAAAAAAGTTAAATCAAAATTATGAAGTAAATAAATCTAAAATTAAGGAAATAAAAAATGAACGTTAAAACAATTTCTATAGAGTATCTGCAACAAAAAATTATAAGTAAGGTTGGTAGAATCTACAGCGATGATAGCTACGCCAGCTATAAGCTCGCAAGGGACACTAAAATTAAAGCAAAAAATGATGCAATACATGCTTTAAAAGAACTGAATTATACTAATAAAGAAATTAATACAATTGTTAACGATTATTGGCCTAGAGAATTTATTAAGATAAAACACAGATTCCAACTAACATACACAAACATAGAAATGGCTCGAAATAAATACCCAACTAAAATGTTCAAAAAATACATTATGCAACGCTATTACCTTGCATTAAGCGCATTGGAACAAGAATTAATTGATATGAATTATGGTGGCCAGGGCTAGTACAACAATCAAAAAAACAAACTATGGTTGCCCTGGCGTGGTGTGATGAGATTACAATACAATTATAGCATAATGAAAATAAATTCTGAACTAAATAAACATTTAACCGAAAAACAGCATCAAACTCGATGTTTAAACATTCTTGCCGTTAGTAAAGTGATAGCATGGCGCAACAACGTTGGAATGGCCAAGTACGAATCAAAAAAAGGGCCACGTATGGTTAAGTTCGGTCATGCAGGGATTAGTGATATTATAGGATTCACAAACGAAGGTTTGTTTTTTGCTTTTGAGGTTAAACGTTATGGTAAAAAACCAACAGTTCTACAGAAAAGCTTTCTTGATAATGTGGCCAACAACAAAGGGATATGTGGTTATGGAACATCAAATGACTTAGTAGATTTACTAATCCTTAATAACCTATTATAAAAAATAAGATTGTTAAATTTATTAAAATAATAATAGCAATTGAATACTTAAAAATATTAATTACCTTATCGATATTGTCCCAACGTACTCGAGTTAAATCCTCAATAGATTTGAGTTGTGATGCAAGATTATCACATTGTTTTTTGAGATTAGTCACATTTTTTTTGTTTTTTGTTAAATTTTCTTCTAATTGCATAAGATTTCACAAAATTGTAGATTAACGATAAAACAAATAGTTCTGTTATCGCTTCTGTTTTGATACCATGACGATAATATGCCAAGGGGCTAATAATCAACACATTCCAGGCTACATCGCTTAAAACTTGCAATGTTGTTTCACTAATACTACTTATTTTACTTTGCATAAAACACAATCATTGCATAAAATACAATCATTTAACGATGGTTTTTATTTTTGCTCCGGTTAAGATCATTCTCACATCTTTCGGGCTTGGATTCGTATTCATATTTTTAATACTAACATCTAAAACATTTTTCGTGACTATGTCACAAATCTCACTACAAAAATAAGCTTTTTTTGATTGTATTTTTTTTCCAAAGAATCCAGATAATAACGCTAAGTAATCATACTTTGCCCCAATAAGCGCATTTAATTCAGATACGATTTTGCTTTTTGTTTTAGTGTCTACATCCAAAACATAAGTTAAACCTATATTAGATGAAATTTTCTTAGATTTTATTACGCCATTAAAAAAGTTAGCTTCATAGTAAATATTGTTAATTTGAATTGAAACATGATAAAAAATATCATTTGTGAAAAACTTAATTATTGCCGTTGTGTAAAACAAAGGATTTAGAATACTAAATTTTTCGTTATGGAAATGTATGTAAATCTTAGTCAATTTCTAGTTTTCCAGCCATTTTATAGACAACACGAGATACTTGTTTTAGTTCTTCAAATACCTTTTTTATATTGTCATCAGTTTGATTTTTATATTTTTCCATGTCTTTTTGTATTGAATTTATCTTGTTAAACATTTTGTATATGTAAATACCCATAATTCCGTACGCAAAGCATAATAAAAAAAATTGTCCGCTATCGGTTTGTATTAGTGTGTAAAGTGACGGTGCGTATCGAAAAAGTTCCATTTTATAGTTTTATGCAGTACATGACGTTGATGTTTGTTGGACGTGTTTCAGACGTTATGCGTGGATTGCCGTTTACGCTATCAGTCACTATCAAACGAGCGTCAATTTGTGTTCCAGACACTCCATTTTTAAATGAATCTCCTGACCCTGTATCTGCTCTTTGATCTGTATCTCGATAAAGAAAAGAAGTATCGCTTTGCCCTACACGATGATGATGGCCTTGTAACGCATCATCTTGCTTTGTACCAACCGCATCGCCTGTCGTACCATCGCCTCGATCAGTACGTGACGCTGCGTCCGGATCTGTTCCTGCTGTGTTGTCAAACCCTCTTAAAAATCGGCCTCTGTAATCAGGCAAGTTAAAAGTAGTACTTCCATCACCATTGCCATAAATAACACCTAATTCACTAAATAAACGTGCGTGTGTTGTTCTACTAACTGCTGAACCATCACATTCAAGATACCCTTTAGGGGCTGACGTTAAGGCTGTACTAATAATTGTTCCAGTTGGCTTGTCATCTTCTCTAAAATTAAGGTTAATTCTTGTTCCGCTAACCGCTCGACCAATTTCTACTGGGTATAAACTTGGCTTCGTTGATGTTATCGCACCACTAGTCCCTATGTAATACAATGTTCCTGCGGTCAAAGAACTAAACGAATTATAAAAACCATAGTCAATTTTAACTGTTCCGCCACTGGATACAGTGGTATTACAAACCCCCACAACAGAGGTAACCCCTGCGCTAGTAGCATTGCTTGCCTTATACGCCTGTCCACCACTAATTCTTACAATATCACCTGCTGTTAGGTTTTCACCTGCGGTAATTGTTGAAAACTGGTCTGAGGGGATGCCAACGTAAGTTGATGCTGTAATTTGATTTACATTTAGGTCATACGTGCCATCTGCTAAAAATTGTATTAATTTATTACAATTATCATTCCAGTCCGTATTTGTAAATTTAGTTCCTGACCAGGTGATTAGTTCACTTATATTTGGTACTGCCATTATAATTCACGCTCCTTTTTAATTTGTTCTGTTGTTTGTGTTGTTAAGTAACCGCCTAATTGTCTACTTATAACTGGGCTTGTTACTTTTCTTGCTGCTTGCATAGCTTGCCTAATTGGACTTGGAACACTTGGCTTTATTTGCTCTGGGACTGGTTTTCTTAGTTTTGCAGCAGTTTCTATAAGCTTTTCAGTTGTTCCACTTTGCCTTAATCCATATAATGTGGGGCCAATAGAGGCAGTCAATAAAGGGCTTACACCAAAACCTAAAGTACCTAATACCCCAATCTCACTGAGTGATAATTTATTTTTTGCCATTCCTTCTTGTACTAAATCCTTGACTGCTTCATCTTCTAATATTTTTGAGTATTTATTTTTTTCGCCCAGAATTTTGCCTATTTTATTTAAATCTTTAAACTGTTTTTGCTTAACTGTTCGTTTATCTTTTAATATTTTTTTAGCATCGGTTAAAAGTGTGTTAATTTTAGTGTCTTCTATATATGCATTTCCTTGAGCGTCATACGATCTTAATTTTTTTTCAACGTTTTTTACTGGTTCAATTTTTTTTGCATATCGCTTATTTATTTTTTTAATTGGTACCGCATCACTTATATTGTCTGATATTTTCTTTTTAATTTTTGAAAATGCATTAATTACATCCGGTTGAAGTCTTGAGCTAGGGGTCATTCTTTCAATATTTCCTAAACTACGATTTAAAATCATAAATTCATTAAGTGTAATTCTATCCCCTTCTATTACCTTTTCTAATAAATTTTCGTCTACATCTTCCAATAAATCTTGTTGTATTGATTGATATTTTTTAGCTAATTTTTTCAAATCCTTACTTTTAACAGCTGATTTTAAATTTTTGTTTATATTTTTGTATTTAGCTAGTTTAAAAGATTCTGGCAAAGCATTAAGTGATGCTTCATATTCATCACTCGCCATCTGCTGGACTTGTTTTAAGTCAGTCAATATATCATCCGCTAAATTTTCATTTTTTTGAGCTGTGAATAGTTCAGGATTATCAATGACTTTATTTATTGCACCTTTTTCTATTTGTGTACTACGTTTCAAAATTTGCTCTGGGACTTTTCTTAATAATTTAGCTCCCTGCCTCGCCGTTTTGCTTAGGGCTTTGCCCGCTAATGGCAATGCTGCTTCTAATCCTGCTGCTGTTAATCCTACCATCCCAGCCTCTTTTAAAGGGCTTTCCCCTATCACTTTTTGTTCTTCTGGTGTAATGGCTTTTTCTGCTATAGTTCCAGCTGCTGATAGTAAGCCTTGTATTCCAGCTTGTGCAGGAATTGACATCCCACCAGTTGCTAAACCTACTGCTGCTGCTGGGGCTTGTGTAGCAATTTGACGTAATACTTTTAAATTCTTTTTTTCTTGTTCTGTTAATTCACGATCTAATCGTGTTGGTGCTAAAGGAACTTGTTGTTCGCTTAGTGATGCTCTTATTGGGTCTACTTGTTGTCCTTCAACAATTAAAGTTGCCTCTTCTATTTCTTGCTGTGTTGGTGGGGTATTAGATTCAATGGAAATTATTTTTCCGCTAGGTGTTTGTATGTCAAAAATTGGCATCTCTAACTCCTATAATTCTGGCCCCTGTTGATAATCTTGATAAATTTTCAGGAACTACAATGTTTCCTTGTGCATCATATTTCAAATCGTTTACATTTTTTTGTTTATTGTCTGCCATAGGCTTAATAGGACGTTGATAATTATAAACTCTACCCTCATAAGCTGCGTCTCGATCTTCTAAAGCACGTTGTCTAAAGTTTGTTAATTCTGATTCTATAATGTTTTGTCTTAATGTGATACGTGTCGGGTCTGGGAGTGCTTTTTCTATAAAGTTTTTCACGTCGGATTCAGATATAACCCCTAATTGTGCCATTTTTTTATAAGCTAATCTTAAATCGGTAATGTCTTGGTTCATTTTTGCTTTTAATTTTGGGTCTAAAACTCCACCTGTATATTTATTTCTACTTTGAATCAAGCTTGTAGTTAAACGATCAATTTTTTCAGACGCTTCATTTATATCTTTTATTTTTTTAGCGTCTTCAACACTATTAGCATACATTTTTGTTTTTTGCCCATTTTGAAAAACGTCTACTTGTCTTTTTGTTGCTTCCGATTGCTTTACTAACTGTATAGGTTCGCCACTAACAGGGCTTGTAAATTCTATAGATAATTCTGGTGGTAAATTTGGATCATCAGCCAATTTTGGAATAAATCCTGCCTTTGCAAAATCTCTACGTGATTGTCTTTCTTCTTTTTCTAATGCTGCAATACTTTTTAGTCTGTCTTTTTCTGCTTTTTTAGATTCTTGCGATTCTTTTAAACCTAATTTTTCTAATTCAAATTCACGTTCACTTTCTTTTTCTCGTTTAGCTAATCCAAGTTTAAACTGTTCTTGTCCTTGCTGAACGATACTAGCACCAATCGTTGGGTCAGCTCCTAACGCAACTGTTACGCCTGCAAGCATGTTATTAAGTAGTAGTCGGCCTTCTGGCGTGTCTTTCTGCGCATTTACAAAATCACCAAATCCTTGCAATAAACCTTTAGCACCTTGTCCTAAACCACCAATCAAGTTATCAACTGGGCTTGGTTGTTGTGGTTGCATTGGCTGTATTGGCTGACCGCTTGCAAGTAGTTCTGCTGTCATTTGTTCTTGTGTTGGTCTAGTTGGCATTGCAGCC